GTAAAAATTCTGTTGTTTCCATAATGCTGCTCCAAAATGTACCGTGGTGGAGTGGAGAAGTATAGAAACCCCACCACGGTAATGACTATTGTTAATGGTTCCCAATGGGTTAGTCGTCCCAATCATCAACAATAGACGCAAGGTCTTCATCAGGTGGCGGAGCAGCGCCCTCTGCTTTCTTGGAGACCTTTTTCGGTGCAGGTACTTCGTCCTCCTCGACAGGAGCAGTATCTGCTGCACTTAAAAATACTGTGGATGGGTCATCTTCGTCATCTATAACCCAACCATCGTCAACCGCAGCAAAAGGAGAATGTTGTTTCTTCTCGACAAGTTTAATTACCTGCACAGCTTTTATGCGTAACGACACACCACAAGTACTCATGTTGTAGGGGACTAGATTTACCCCCAAGTTTACAAGGCTACCGGTTGTGAGTCTAAACTCAGATGGCAACTTCTTGTTATTTGAATCCACAATTAATGGTGGGTCAGTAATCTTACCTTTAAACTGCCCCCTCAACTGCACTGAGCCTATAAAATTACCTTCGTTGTCTTTATCAAAGACTTCCGTAGGTTTAGGCATAGCGGGCCAATTCTTAGCCGCTTCAGCTTTGTAGGCCGAAGCCATATGTTTGTATAGTTCTTTAGCCTGACTTTCTGTCATTTTAAAGTCCATCTCAAACTTAGCGTTTTCTTCAGTAGGCCCACACGGTACTGTTTTACCATTGGGTGGAATAGAATTATCATACCTGTACGTTTGATCCAACCTTGGATACAGGGCTTCAACTCTTTCAATCAAATGTATACTGGCTTCTGCCATTGTCGTTCTCCTCATATTTGAACCCGTCCACTACTTTGAACGGTGATTTATCTATAGAAGTCTTTTCTGAGACAACCATAGTCTGTAATGCAGCCGTGCTTGCAGCAGGGCTACCCTTTTGTTCTAAGGCTTTTTGTTGCTCTTTGTCGTTGAGCGCACGTAGAGCCTTAAAAAACAACTTTGGTGTGGTACTACTAGTATCAAAACTGATTTGCGTCACCACAGAAATAGAACTCGTCTTATGCCCATGAAGATACTTAGCGTATGCTTGCATCGGCATGTTACCGTCCCGCGCTTTTCCAAATATAGATGTTGCAGGTATACGGAGTTGGTAGATTGTGTCCATCTGCTCCTCAAGTACGACAGCCAGACGTTGCGAGTATCTACAAGCTCGGCCACCCCCCTTGCTTGACCCCTTGATGTTCTGCTCACAGCTCATACACCTGTGGGCTTGCCGTTGTTCTAACGGTACATCTGGGGAGGGTACTACGGTATCTGACGACCAACATGTAGGGGCAGATGGACTTGTCGGATCGTACTCTTCCTCATAGTAGGTACGAGCCAACTTAGCAGCGTTAACAATAACCACATTTAACGGATCTGCAAGCATGCTTGCATGCTCACCGCTAACAGTCTTTTTAAAAGAACCATCTCCAAGAGTAATATTGTTAAACGCTGTATCTGACATTATAATTCAGCTTGCCCTGATTTAGTTACCTTTGACAACGCTGATTCCACATCGTTTAGACGAAAACGATACACCTCACCTACTTTTATATAGGTATCGTCAGGTATGTAATCGTTGTTCACCCACTTCCGAACAGTGGATACGGACACTTGGAAGTAATCCGCTACCTTGTTAATATTTACATATGGAGTATCTTCTACTTGCATCATTTGTTTTTCCTCACAGAAACAACGTACTCACTGTCCACGTTTAGACCTGCAGGTTGAAGATCAGGGTTTTCTTCCAAGAACTGCCTTACGTTGGTTTGATTAAGACGTTTTTCAAAAAACTCTAGAAGGTTATGCTCCTTTACAAAAGCATACATAGCTTCCCAGTCATTAGTCCAAACGCGTTGTCTGATAGTGCGATAGAACATACCACTTGCGGTCTTCACACTATCTACCCCTTGCTCTTTGCAATAGTCCAACATAGCAGCTTTGATTTTATCTTGCTGTTTAGATAGTTTATCATCTGCTTCTTTGAACTCTGCAGACAACTCAGATCTTTTACTTCTTATTTTTATAAAAGTCTTTAATAATTTATCGACACTAACGGTCATTTGTGTTCTCCATTTATAGATACTTTACTGACATATAGTAACTTATACTACTTAGTCAAGTATTTCTTTGTATAAATTTATCATTTCTGTATGTATGTTGATACGATCATCTAAAAGACGGTAAATACGCTTTTCAGCATTTGACCCTGCTATCTGTATAACTGTACATTTATGGTTTTGTCCTGACCTATGCACCCGTGCGTTTGCCTGTGCATATGTCTCTAACGAAGAAGTTGGCCCCCACCACACAACAGTATTGGCGGCAGTAAGCGTAACACCGTGAGCAGCAGCTTGCGGTTGTATTATTAAAACACGAGGATCTGGATCTGATTGAAAGCGCTGGAATATGTCTGTACGCTTGGACGCAGAAACATCTCCTCGTATGATCTCGGACGTGACCCGGTCCTGCAGCAGCTTGTCGGATAACATATCAATAGTGTGTCTGAACGGTACAAATACTAGTACCTTTTGACTGCTTTCATCTATGACCTCTCTCAACACTTGATATCTATTTTTAATATCAAATTGTATCGTATCACCTTCATCTGTGTAGATTGCCCCTGCACTTATTTGTAACAACTTGTTCAAACTTATGGCGGCGTTAGCGGCTGTTATATCCTCGCCAACTACTTGCATGACCATCTTCTTACGAAGCGTCTCGTAATACTTTTTCTGTTGTGTTGTCATGTCTACAAATCGCTTGGTGTAAACCATGTCAGGCAAGTCTAAACATTCTTCTTTTGTAAAGCGTATTGCGGGTTGCAATGCTCTGAACACAGTATCCTTGGCTGTGTCTTTTGGTTTGTATTTAAACTGTGTGACTTTCCACATAACTATGTCTCGCCAAGACCCAAAAAACCTTGGAACCGCCAGTGGATTAACCATTTTAGCTAGGCCATAGGCATCCAATGGACTCTGTGCTGCGGGTGTGCCTGTCATCATCCACAGCCAATCATCTTCTCCTATGATGCTGTTGAGAGTCTTCCATCGCTTTGTTTGTACGTTTTTGTAGTGCGTTGCTTCATCTACAATAAACAGATCAAACCCACCTTTGGCTATGTCATCTTTTACTATCTCAACGCCGTCATAGTTTATAATAATAAACTCTGCGCCACTATTGATAATCTTTTTACGCTTCTCTTTAGAACCATAAGCAACATCAACCGTCCTGTGCATGGCAAAAGCAAACAGATCATTTCTCCATGCACTATCCATAATAGACAGTGGACATACAACTAACACTCTATTGACCTTGCCTTGTTTCATTAAGTAATCAGCAGCCCATATGGAGGACGCTGTTTTACCTGTACCTTGCTCGTTAAAACAAAATGATTTCTTGTTCATAGTCAGAAACGATGCGGTATCTTTCTGATGTTCGAACGGTTTGTACTGACCCGGCCAGCTATAACGTTTAGTAATAGGTGACGGCATGTTTATATTTAAATCTTTTAGGGTATGAACCTCATCAATACCCCAGTTTACGACAACTTCGTTCATAGACACTTCCTTACTTTTTGGGATCACAGTTGTTATCTGTTTAGGGTTACGTACTTTAAGCAGTAACGCCTTATCCCTTATTATCTTCATGTTGTTCTCCGTGGTAGCTTGTGGCTACTTCTTTTTGCGTGGTGGCTTACTCATCCGGCCACCTGCTGCTCTGTTCTTTGATGGGCTTTGTAGCGTTACGCCATCTTTATTAGACCCACCTCTACTTAATGCTTTCTTATGTGCAATGTCCTTCCCTTTTCTATTTACTTTCTTCTTATCCATTTTCCTACGGGCGCGTTGTCTTTCCATACGGTCAGCGTGTTCGCCTCTAGCTTTCTGTTGCTTATATTCTTTTTTATAAGGTCTAGGTTTGTTTTTATATGGCATTAGTTACTCCCATTATGAGGACACTCCAACACTGGACAATGACGTTTGCACAAACCAGAAGGGCGGGGATTCCACACATCTTTGTCAAACGCTACTTTCATGTTAGCATACTTTGTTAACCATTTCTTCCAAAGAATTGACTCTGAGTCAATTTCATAAGTTTCTTTTATTAAACTCTTTGCAACCACAAAAAGCAAACCCGCTTTTATTTTTGTTACTTCTGGATAGTGTTTAAACACCGAAAGAGCCATAAGTTCTAACTGTCCTTTATCAGCGTACTTGGATGATCGACCTGTCTTATAGTCAATCACCCAAGCCGCTCCTGCCAATACGTCAACTATTATTAAGTCAGCTATGCCTCTAAACCATACCCTCTTATCAAAGAAACCGCAGGGTTCCAAGTCCTCAGTTAGTCCTAACTTCTTTTCACATACCTTTACACCCCTCTTACTATTTAGGGCGTCTAGTGTAGGTTCTATAAACCCAAACTTTTTTGGTAGTGGTGTGTCTTTTCCTATGTAATCTTCACACGCTTTATGAAACTCAGTGCCATACCGCGTAGCTTCTGTCTCTTCGAAAGGATATTCTTTTAGTATGTTCACATGATAGAACTGCTTCGGGCATGTATCAAATGCCTTTGCTTTACTAAAAGACCAAGGTGCTATGCTCACTCGCAGTCTCCGTATGATTTCCCTGTGCCGCTTTCACAATCCACAGGTAAGCCTGTTGCCCAATCGGGTGTCCATCTCATGCACTTCTCAACATACGCTTGAGCTGCTGCT